GCTTCCATATAGTTACCGTTACCTCCACCCCCGCTCCCACCTTGCTCAGGCCCACCACCATACGAACCGCCACCTCCAGTATTGCCTTGACCAGACCAATACTGCTGAAAGTCATTTCCGGTTCTCTGTACTGCTGCAGCCCAGGGACTAATCTGACCGGCAGTGCCAGGCTCGTTAATGTAGGTACCAGTATCAATCCCCATATACTGCATAGCTAACTGTAGGAGGGGGGAGTACTCTGGCTGTACTCGCATGAACTCTTGGAAAGCCATCTGTATCTCTTGCATCTCAAGCCCCCTTCTCTCCTCTCCCATAGCCGCCGCGATATTAGCAAGCCTTTGCGGCTCATCAGCAGAAGCCATAGCAAATTGCATACCTTGTAGCGCTTGCTGCCTACTCTGCGCACTATAGTCCATCGCAGCTCTTGTCTGATCAGCTTCAGCAGACCCTCTAGCTCTTATCATACCCTCCGCCATAGGACTACCAGAGGCAGTACCATACTTAGCATACTGTTCTTTCGTTTGAGCAGAGATGTTCTTCCATTCATCGTCGAAGATGGGCTGCATCTCTTCCCTAGCTTCCCCCACAGACATAGGATCTACAAGACCCTCCGCAGCGACTTGCCAGGGAGCCTTCTCTCCAGCCTGCGCCAAAGAAGCCCTTTCTTGAGCAATCCTATACGCTTCCTCCTGCGAGGGTTCCCAATCAGGCACCCACCCTTCCGGTCCTGGATCAAACCCCTTCGCTTCCTTGCCAATATTCTGCCTTAGGTAGGAGCCGAGACGTTCATACACAGAACGCTGGAAACTTTCCATAGCCTGCCAACGCACATAGGGATCATTATAGCTATCGTTATAGTCTTTCCGCGCAAGATACTCACCATAGCCTGCGTGCATACCTGAAGCGACAGTGCCGGCTATACTTAAAGCGGCAGCGGCGGGCATAGCCGCGGCGATGGCAGCCATAGTACTACTCCTCTACAGGATCCTTAATTCGTTTTTTCATAAAGCACGTATACACCTCAGTGAAGTCAATAGCCTCTGCAGCTTCCCTGACAACACTGCTTTTCGAATCGAAGCAAAGAGAGATAACTGGAACCTGTTCAGAAAGCGCGTAGGCACTTACCTTAGAGAGAAGCTGCCTAGCCACTGTAAGATCAGCTGTATGCACAGTAGCCGTAAGCCTTCCACTCACCGGGTTACAAAGCGCCGCGCCTAGCACCTTCCCATCCGCATCCCTTGAAAGAAAGATAACTCCCTGCGCGAAGTCTTCGCACAGCGATTTCCTTATCATCTCTCCTCCAGTGAACGGCTCTATAGGAGCGCCAGACAACAGCTCTTCATACACATCACCGAGATCTTCCATCTTCGCTCTAGCAATCATCTTCCTTCTCCAATCTAAGGTGCATCAGTACTATCATGGTAGCCTATTTCTACAAACCTAAGCCAAAAGCCGCCTGAAGTCTCATTAGACCTAAAGCGTACTCTCATTGTTTCTGCGGGTACTTGGAAGTCCAACTCGTACAGCGTCCAGTCAGCAGTTAGCTCTTGTGTAGCTAACTTTGTATAGCTGTTGCCCTTATCTGTACTATAGTCTACATCCACACTACTACCAAGCGCCTCGAAGTTCACGTCCATCCACAGCCTCTTAGAGCGCACATACTCTCCGTGTGGAAAGTCTACAGTGCTCCAATAGCTAACCATCGCCGTACCATTCAGTGAGTAGGTTGTGAAGTCATCTACACTTACAAGCCCATCAGCATTCCCATACACGCCCTTCCTAGAGAGCGCCTGCGTACCAAAGTCATTTATTGCGCCGCGAAGATTGTCAATATACCCTATGAGATCGTCGATCATAACATTGCTTGAATCAATCCAGGTACCTCCAGCGCTATACGTCCGTACGCCGTTACTCCATACCCCCGTATTGATATTCAACTCGAAGTATACAGTCGGCGAAGTGTTACCATCAGCGGGGATAAAGAGCCGAACAAGAGCCATCTCAGGGAGGTAGACCATGAAGGAACGCCGAGAGGAGCTGGCCGTCATCCTCCGGAATAGCTCATCCCTTATAGGATCGCCAATAGCCTCTACACCCCTTCCATCAAAGAGGTATATGTTTTGGCGTCCTAGGAAAAGGTGGCTACCATTATCCAGCACAACCAGCGCCTTAGGAGCAAGCAGTCCAATCGAGGGTACCCTTTGGTTAAAGCTGAAGGGATTAGTAGGGTAGCCAATATAGGTCTGCATTGCTATACTATCCTTGGTGTAGATAGCAATACTCTCACCAATCCTCTCAGCCCTTTGTATAGCACCGCCCTCTTCAACAATTCCCTCTAGATCCGCGAAGCCTGAGCCTGTAGAGGTATAATCTTCAGCATCAACAACCGCACTCCACCGACACCGAATAGGATACTCAGTAGAACTCTCGGTAACATTGTAGAGACAAAGGCGACTACCGAAGCTGGTAAACCATGCTGGGCGGTAGTTCGCCGTGCCTCCAAGCACAGCCACAGCCCCAGAAAGATCCCACTTCCTCGGTTGGTCAATCGCATTAGTCCAGATATACTCCCCATCAAAGTACACCCCACTATAAGCATTGTCTTGATCGCCAGTGAATGGCCCACCAGCGTCTGTTACATCTGTGAAGGTGTCAGCGCCGCTATTATACAAATACACCTTAGTACTAGTATGAACCACCAGCACACTCTTCACATAATGCACACCCATCACAATTCCATCAAGCGCACTACTATCTGTATCCCCAAAGGCAACCGTACCAAATCCCTTCTTCACCACTCCATCATCAAAAACTACATCCACACAGTCAGGCGTAGCCTCTGGTGGCATCATAGTAGAGGGCATGTTCTTCAGCCAGCCCTTCACTGGAGCAAATATCTGTAGGTATTTCTTTCTCTCATTCATTAGCTAGTCTGCTTAATACCCATTATAACGTAATCTAGGCCGGGGTTGTTGAACCAATTGTGGTTCTTTACAAGGGTAACTCCATCATCATCCCACTGCATAGCATCTATCCACTTCTCAGCAACAGCAACACCACTCACCTCACTGTTGTGGATGTCCCCTACCAAGGGACTGCTCGACGCCTCCTCTTTAAAGGCTATAGAGAAACCATGCCACCCGATCAATGTAAGCAACACGAAGTCAGGCATGAAGCCAAGGCTCACTGTAGTGTTCCCCGCCGTCCCTGTGTAGGTTGTAATTGCAAAGTTCTCTACCATAAGCGACGCAAGGGAGAATGGAGTGACATCCCCAGCTAGCCCGCCCCAAGCCGGTACACGATTGTTAATGGTCGGAGCAAGTACGTAGGTGGCAATAGCTGTCTCACCACCATAGCTCTCTGTCAATACAATAGTTGTATCATCCCCAACCGCACTAATCAAGTAGTAACGAGTATCTCCTGTTTTCCTAATAGCCATTCCAGGAGCAGCCGCTGTGTCCCAAGCAGTACCAGCCCCAGTCACCGTAGTGCTGCCATTGGTGAAGGTAGCATTCCCCACAGCGCTGGCGGTGAAGTCGATATTCTCCTTATCCATAATCACCGCGCCCTCGAAGGTCTTATCACCCGTCACCGTTTGGTCGGTAGTGAGAGTGAGCGCATCAAGCACGCCTCCCGTAGTCAGCCTAATCTCATTCCCCTCGTTGTCGGTGTAGAAGAGCTCTACATAGTCTGTGGTGTCAATGGTGATAGTGCGAACGTAAAGCTGCCCCTGCTCAGCAACAGCACTCGGCGCGCTAGTTTGGTTAAGAAGCCTGACGACCTTATGCCTCCCCATTTCTGCATCCTGCCCAGTCACAGCATCTCCAGCCTCGGGCATTCTGTGGTCAATCTCTAGAATCTCCCTAACCTGCCCCTTTAGCTCACGGAAGTACTCGTCAATTTGGGAAGCAGGAGTGGTGGAGCCTACTGGAGTTGTTTCAAGATAAGCTGTAGTGGGGATAGTCATTCTGCTACCTCGCTGTTTGGGGCGCTCGTGGTATTTATATTAAACACTCTCGGTACTGCTATAGCCGCAGTAGCAGCAACTATAGAAGCAATCACAATAAGCACAAGTTGCTTCCTCAAACCAGTAACACGCCCCTCGTTTAAGACAAGCGCATCCACTTGCACCCCACTTTTCTCATTACTCCTAATCCTATCTTCGTGATCCTTACAAAGCTCAGGAGCAACACACTTATTTTCCACTATTCTCACTCTTCCTTCAACGGCTACATTAAAGGTATGCTGCTCAAGGCGCTCCTGCTTTATCTCCTCATGCATCAAATCGACCTTATCGGTCAACGAAACTATAGCGCTGTTACAACTATGCATATCCTTCAACAGTGTATCAACTTGCTTAGCTTCCACTTTCAAGCTCCTCTCTTACCAGGCCAAGGTAATCCTGGTCCCAGTGTGGGTTAAGATGTACAAGACCCTTAGGCTGTACATCAGCCCACGCCTTGAACTTATCAGCCTTGTGTCCACTCAGGTGAGGCACAGCTGGTGTCGCGCTCCCCCACCTATAGATGTAAAAAAGCTCCTCAGGAGACATATCCTCCACTAGTCTGTTGTTGGACGCCACTAAGGCTTGCTCCAGTACAGTATCGGTGGATTGCTCCTGAGGAGGGTAGCCTCCCACGCTGTAGTAGAGTGCCTTCCTATAACATCCCTGAGCGTGGAATTGGTTTCTGCTTACTTCCAGCCCTCCACCCTTACTAGTACCCAGGCTCCAAGCCTCGCTGGGCTTCCAATATCCGTCCCTACCTATCCTACCCACGCTCTTAGAAATGCGATGAGGCAAGTGAATATCATCATCATCCCAAGGGAATAGAAGCTGATGCTTACACATCCCTATAATAGCGTGGCGTTTCTCACCAAAGCTGCCCATCCTCCGCGGCAAATTCGCCACAACCACCCCAGACGCATCACACCTTAGCTCTAGCCCTTCCAAGTCATTAAGAACAACTAACTCTTTCGGTCCCTTATAGTCTTGCCGGAGGAAACACTCTATCGCCTCCTCAAGAAGTGCCGTGCGACCATAGCTGCAGCACATAGCGCTAACACCGGGCAACCTAGGGCCACTAGCCACTTTCCGAGCTGTGAAGTATACTCTAGAACTAGGTTCAAGAGATTCTAGTACCTCAGTTAAAGGGAAAAGGCGAGCCAAAGATTCACAACATGAAACATAGGACATATGGCCCTTTTTCAGGCTCGCCTGCTTCGGCACCTCTATACTCACTATCCCGCCCACCGCGAGCGCACTCCATATCGCCTCCGCCACAGTCTCCTGATCAAGAACATGTTCAAGGGTATGGAAGAGGCTAACCACAGAGCAGCTCTCATCTTCCACAGCCTTATCTCGCATATCCAGCCACTTTACATTTCTCCCTTCTTTCACTGCCCTCAGCGCAGTCTCTTCATGAAACTCCACACCTACACCCTTAAAGCCTAGCTCCTCCACCCTCTCTACCACCCATCCATCCCTAGTCCCTAAGTCAAGCCACAACCCCTTCTCTGGCTCCTGCTTTAGGATTCGCTGAATTGCCGCCTCGTTCCTACTCCTCGCACCCTTCCCGTAAGCAAAGTTATGCTCGGATGTTTTCTCACTGTCAGGACTAACCATCCACCTATCCCAATCCCTCCCATCATACTCTACCACTACTGGCTCCTCAAGCCTAAGCCAATCCATCCCCTTCCCATATGCCTTAGTCCTCTTCTGCGCCAGCTTCCTCTCCCTCCACTCAGTCTTCATAAAAGCAAGGTGGCGCATTGGCCTCTTGCAGGTCATCTTCTTACTCGTCCCTGAAGGAAGGCAACAGCCCTGATATGGTTCCCAGCCGATCGAGTCATTCCACTTCACCAACTTATAAAGTGGTCCATTATGAACTGGAATGTCTGGTCGCACCACCATATCAGGACTGCGCCAAGGGAAGAGGTAGTGAAAGCCCATCACCTCTGCATCACTCTTGAGGAACCGCTCTCGCTCCTCAAGGAAACCTGCAGGAGGAAGTTCGTCATGATCGAGGTAGTATACCGTCTCAGCGCTATCACCAAAACCCTCAGCGAACATTTTGAATGCCCTCTCATAGCTTTCCTTCTGCGTCCACCCACCCTTATGTTCGTCGTGAAGAATAGCCTCTACCTTAGAGTGTACTCTCAGTACTTCCTTTACTCCTGGAGTAGTTTTCTCATTGGTAATTGCAATGATCGAATCTACCACCTTCCCCACTTCATCAAGCACCAACTCTTGTTCCGGGAAGTTATGACACCGTACTAATGCATAGTGTTTAGCTTCGCTCTCTTGGGGCTTTACCAGGCTACTCCAAAGGAACTTCTCATCAAACTCAAACATATCTCGCACTTTCGCCTTCGCAAAGTGAGCCCTCTCCGCCTCCATCTCTTCGCTGTGTAGGAACTCCTCCAACTTGTAGTGCTTTATAACCCGCTTATCCCAGAACGGTACAAGCCTCTCTTCCCAATACTCATCTCCACTACATATACGAAGCGCCGCGATTCTACTCTTCCACACCATCGGATTAGGAATAGGCTCACTCCGTGTTTTCGTGCTCTTGTAAAAGTGCCTGGCTAGCGCGCTCTTTTTAAGGTAAATGGGAATGCCCGCTAACCAGGCTTTCAAGCTGAGCACCTCCTCAGTAAAGCCCCACCACCCAGTATTATCCATAAAGCCGCCGATCTTGTGGAAGAGGGGCTTGGGAATGGCATAGCAAGCACCCAATACGGCGTCCCGTCTTTCAATCTCCCTAAAGGGCTCTTCAGGGTGCCATCCCACGGCTAGAAACGCCTTCTCACTTGGCAGGAACCTGCCGCCAAATCCACGAAATTTGCTGTGAAGGGGAAGCGCGCCACTCACTGCCTGTACAATACCCCACCTTGCATTAGCTTCCCTCGCCATCTCCCTAAGCGCCTCCCCACTTATTCGCATATGCGCGTCCATGAAGATAAGAACATCCACATCACTCACTCCAGCACCTATGTTCCTCGCTGGACAGCAGCCAATTCTCTCCTCACTCCGTACTACAGAAAGAGAATGCCCGCCTGGTAGGACCGACTTACAAACCTCTTCCTCCACTCCCTCCTTAGAGGCATCGTCCACCACAACAACACTATCCAGCCCAGGGCCAAGCGCTCTAAGCGTCTCTACCAGCGTGTCTTGCTCATCCCAATACGGCATTACTAGTCCAACCTTCATAGCTTTTCCTTCTTTGCTACTTTATAAAGGTGCCTGAAAACTTCACACCACTCCTTCGGTATCCTCGCACTAGCATCACCACACACTCTCTTCCTCTTCCAACCGCAGAAGAGTATACAGCTACCAAGCCCTTCACAGGGGTGCTCACAGATATAAGGCTGATTCAGCTCCTGCGCTACCTCTGGCTTAGGCTCATCAAACACAGTACCAAGATCAAGATCACACCCTCCAGCAGCATATCTATGGCAAGGCACGAGAGCTCCATCAGCCCTAACTCCTATGAGGCTATAGCCAGAACTACAAGAGCGCTTTCCATTCTCCTGCTTTGCAAGAGCCCTCTTAAAGGTAGAAAAGGTAACCCCCTTATCACGCTTCTTCATCCTCCTGCAGTAATCCCCCGCCTTTGAGATACTTTCCTTCAACTCCTCAAGCTGCCACCCAGACCACTCCATATCTACCGCTGGGTTAACCTGTATCCAGGTAAAGCCTAGTTCATACAAATCACGCACAACGTCATGGTATTCACTTGCATGCTCAGGAGTAATCATCCCCTTCACAGTCTGCGTACCAAAAGTGATAGCCCTCTTCACATTCTTTCTTACATCCTCAGTCGGTAATCCCCGCCAAGTAGTTTCGCCGCGCAGCGTTTCCAAACTAATACAGAAACTCATCCCTAGCAGCCTACCCTCCACCAAAACCCTCTCAGGCAGTACAGACCCATTAGTCCATACACTCACCTTCGGCTCCATTCCAAACCTAGCCCTAAAGGTGCAGGTCTGCTCAAGCACCCAATCCCACCGCATAGCAGGCTCCCCACTGCCAAGCCACCTTAGCTTCAACTTCTTTGGCTCCACCTTCAGCTGCTCCACCCAATCAAAAGCCGCCTCCGCAGTAGCACTACTCATCTCCTCGCCCCTAGAACTCTCCCGTGCATAGCATCCCTTACAACTCGCATTACAACGAGAAGTCGGGCAGAGTTCTAGGGTAGTCAAGGGGAATGACATTATGGCGCTTCACACTCACAACCGCAGTCAGCCTCGCACTCGCACTCAGCCTCGCACTCGCACGCACAATCAGCTTCACACTCGCATCCACAAGGCTGGGTAGTTGTAGGAATAGGAGGCTCAGTAGTAGTAGGCCCACCAGTAGTTGTAGCTCCTTCAGTAGTAGCTGGTATTGTAGTAGTGACAGGCACTGCTGTAGTAGTAACTGGAATAGGAGGCTCAGTAGTAGCAGCAGCGGTAGTAGTGGCAGGAGAGGTGGTAGTAGGCGTAGGTGTAGTAGTAACTGGTGCTGTAGTAGTAGGAGTAGGCGTGGTAGTGGCAGGAGTAGTGGTAGTTGGAGTGGGAGTAGTAGTAACAGCCGCAGTCGTAGTAGCTGCAGCAGTAGTCGCAGCGATTGTAGTGGTTGCAGCAGCGGTTGTAGTTGCAGCTACCGTAGTCGTCGCGGTCGCTGTAGTCGTAGCCGCTGCAGTGGTAGTAGGAGCTACTGTAGTAGTTGTAGAGGCCACAGCTATAGCAGCTGCTGTAGTCCATATCTTACCCTGCACCTCACAGTTGACCCACCAATCCTCCCCGACAACATTAGTAATCCTCACAACGCTCTTCCCAGCGCTGTCGGTGATAACATGGAGCCTCTCAGCAGCAGTAATCGCCTCAAGCTGAACACCTATTCGCACTTCAAAATCATCTGGTGTAGCAATAGTCTCAATCCCATACTGCGTATCACTAAGCCAGATATGCTGGAGGAAGTACCCAGCAACTGAGTCGTCATTTAGATCAACTGTCTGTACAGTAATATCTACATAATTAGTTAGCTGTGCTGCTGCAGAGAAGGTCACCTTTCGCTCTATACTATCCGCCGCTATCCCAGCATCACTAATACTTCCATCACTGGCGATCTGCACCAAGTTACCAGAAGTACCACCTGAAATCTTCCTGATCCTCGCCAGCAACTCACCATCAACCTTAGCCCAGTTAGCCCTCTCAGCGTCACCCCAAGAGGTGTCACCATCAGCCACAAGGGTAAAGTCGTAATTATCAGTTGTACTCATGATTCTACCTCTGTCCACTGTGTCCTATTCCATCCATCAGCATCTGGAGGAGAACCATACGGATCATCCCCGTAAGCGCTCTCTCCAAAACCACGAATGGTATCAGGTGTATTGGGTATTAGTACCCACTCTACTTCGGTAATTGCCATGTTACATATTGTCGAATGGGCTAAGGTGACTGTACGCAGGACTAGTAGCACCGCCCGAGAATGGCCGCGCTTTAGGCTCCCACTCCCTACCAAACCCCTTATCCCTCTCTACAGCCTCCCTAGCAAATCCAAGTGCCCTTTGCCCGTAACTCTCAGCAAGCTCTATCTCCCTAAGGAAATGCTGCCCTATACTAAGAGCGCCAAAGATAAGTGCCTTGTCACAGTAGGGAAGTGGACTACTTGCAGAATCGCTCCCCATATCACTAGGAAGAACCCCGCAGCGCATCCACATAGTAACCACTGCATCAGGAACCTTCACAAGCTCAAAAAAGTCGCCGTAGACGACGAACTCGTAGGGCGTACCCGTGGACTGCTCCGGATACGGCACCGCCCAGTCAACCGCATCAGCGGTCTCTCCAGGCAAGCGCTTAGAAGAAGCACCGTCGATAAGCCGGAGACTCTCAATCTCCTTGACTCTCTCAGGAAAATTATACTGCTTCTGCCCTACTACCGTCGTAGTCTGATACCTTCCCTTCATACTCTCAAAAGTGTAGGAAAGGGCCAGACTCTCTTGACTCCAGTTCAGATATGTATTGAGATCGGCGTCCGGGACATCACTTACCGTGCGTCCTAGAGCAGTCCTCACCATACTCCGCATCTCTGCCCTGGTCATTGCCATTTTACGGCTCCTTAGTCAGTGTGGTGCCAGTAACCGTAGGCAACGAAGTTAACTTCACCAACATCAACGTCATTCGCAACTTCACCAGCTGCTCCAGCAGTCTCACTTCCACCAGCTGCACTAGCAGCATCAGCCAGCGTACCTGAGCCGTGAGTGTGCGAAGAACCCGCAGCACTAGCAGCGTCAGCAAGGGAACCAGAAGCATGCGTGTGCGTAGATTCGTTGGCCGCACTGCCGAGATTCCCAGCAGCATCCGCCATGTAGTTCGGCACAAGTACAGTGATATCGCCAGCAGGGACAACACCACCAGCAGCACCAGTGTCGATAAAGACTAGCTGAGCATCAGCTGCACCATTATCGTCAAAGGTCAAAGCCACTCCAGAATCCGCAGTAGCACTATGGTATACCTTAACTGCTACAGCGTAACCTCCAGGAGCTACAGCAACGCCCTCAAAAGGCATCACAATATAGCCATCTGTAGTAGTTGGGCTGATAAACTCCAGCCTATCGCCAGTGCCTTCATTGACGTAGATCTGAACTCCATTAGGGGAGTTATTATCCGCCACCAAGAAGCGACAACTAGCAGCAGTAAGGCCAACCGTTCCATCAGCCGTTTCACCCCAAATGCTAGCATTGCCATTCGTGGTGGACTCGAGGTTGATAGTGTTAGCAGCACATTGCCCTTGCGCCTCGTAAGCGTACAGAGGAAGCGCATTCAGGTTTGTCGCTGGATCAGCATTGTGCGTCAACGTGATCGTAGGCTTCACGGCAATCGCAAAGTCCGGCTCATACTGCGCCGTGAGCACGTGAGTATGTGCCGCACCAGCAGCACTAGCGCCACTATCTAAGGCGATTGCATGGGTATGAGCCGCTTCAGCGCCGCTCGCGCCACTATCCAAAGCTACCGCGTGCGTATGAGTGGCTTCTGTAGAATCAGGGTAGTAGGCATGGAAGCAGTTATCAGTCCTGTCCCACCTACAAATATACCCATTATCAGAAACACCAGCGGTTACAGTCAACAGCTTACCAAAGGCGCCGGTGATATCAGTAATCTCAGCGCCGGTGGTGTTATAGTTGGTAATATCGCAAGTACCAACTAGAGTACCAAGATTCCGTGGTCCACGGCTAGTCTTGGAATTAAGCTTAACAACAGTAGATGCATAAGCGGCCATCTCAGGTCTCCTTTCTAATACGGGGGAGAGCCCTAGCACCCTCCCCCTAGTATAACTATGGGGAAAGCCGCAGATAAACCGCAGAGTACTGAGTATCAGCCTCAATGCGCATCACAGTACCAATAAGCTGCTCGATATAGGTATCGGCGGCTTGCATGGCACCATCGTCGTCGTCAGCAACGCCAACCTGCTCGCCAATCACAACCGTATCAGTAGTCAGAATACTAGCCGGACCCCATGTTTGGAGCCAGAAGTAGTATTCTGCTGTAACGTCAACAGGCGCTACACCCATCACAGCCGCTGTAGGGACACCCGGCTGGATGATAAGGTTTCGATACGGATTCAACACTAGTGAGCAAGTCACCGCTCCTGCAGTGAGCACTTCAGGAAACTCGTCGAAAAGGGTCACTGTGAAGGCAACGTTAATCGCCGACGCAGTATTCGACTTAATCTTCCACATATGCCCGCAGTTAGTACCCGTGTCAGTCCACAGGTACCCATCACGGTACATATTCTTGGTGGCCGCAGTGGTAGCACCGTTCGTCAGAGAGATCGAGCTAGTACCAGCCGCAGCCGTAGTGGCTACTGCAAGACCCGTATGGTCCGCCGCGGGCACTGGGCTTTGCATGATCTTACCTGGAGCCAAAGCAACTCCACCAGCCAAGCTGTACTTGAAAACTCTCTCATCAACAGCGAGCCGATCGCCCAAGCGATGCTTCTGCGTACTGCTGATCGTATAGATACCGTGAGCCGGCATCTTCACTCCATAACCTTTACCTCGAAGTGGCATTTTCTTTTCTCCTGAGCCTAGCTCAGCTAATTGCCAATGTTAAAGAGCCGCCCCTGTTTCGGAGCGTTACTCATGGTGAGGTTACACGTAGACAGGTTGTGCACAATGTGGTCGTCAGGCGTACCTTCAAGTGGGCGCCATGGACCTTGACGGAAGTAAGAGATAGGATCGTAAACAAAGTGGAGGAAGCTCATGTTTAGGAAGAACATAGAGTAATCCAAGCACTCCGGGTCCCAAACAATAGGAACACCACGGAAGGCGAGATCACCAAAGCCCAGGTCGATAAGACCCTTGTTCGGGATAGTGATCCTACCCATCTCATACGCTTCTTCGTTGTAGCTCTCGTAGACATCCTGGGTAGTGATAAGCATAGTGGGCCACTTAGCCAGCCCTCTACCCTGGATACCGCAAGTGTTGAACATGTTATCCATTCGCTTTCGCAAGTGGACAGTCACATCCTTCGCTGTCATATCGTAGTACTGAGGTCTCCACCAGCTGTAAGTAGCACGATTTCTCTCGCCAACCGTACCAGTAGTGGGATCCTCAGGCACCAAGTTATCCAAGCCGTTGATGATCTTACCATCACCGCCTGTACCATCTCCAAAGAGCGCCGTGCTCATCTCACTGATAAGGCTATCCCGAAGGACATCCAGGTGCATGTTCACCATGTCAATCAACTTCGCATCACCTTGGTTCATCTGCACGTCAGTGTAGTAACGAACCACGTGACCGGTAAGGTGCTTCCAATCAAAGTGCGCCACGGTCGCGATTTCATCCTGAACGATATCAATAGTATCGCCCTTACCGATCCACTCAGGCGAGCTATTCTGCCCATAGCGAAGAGGCTGTTCGATCTGACGACCACCTCTTTGACTTCTGATATTCCCACTCTTGGAGAGCTCATACCAGAAGGGCGTACTGTTAAAGACCTGATCGATGATCTCATCTTCCCTCGCATACCACGTGGTAGTGTAGAGGGTATTGAGGGTTTCAGTGTTAGTTGGCGGGGCCATCCTAGCAATCTCCTATGTTATTCAACGTTTGGGTATCTCCCAAACGTTTCCTTAAAAGCTTCCCTACTCTTCTCTGCCTTACTCATATTCTTAGTCCTAGCTAGAAGAGCGGGTAATCCATCTTTCTCGCCGTCAGCTTTCTTACTTTCCACAACCTTCTTCTTATCCTTCTCGCTCTGCACTCGAGTACGATCATTACTATCAAGATCCTCAAGACGAAGCATCTGGTAAACTTCGCCGATCGTCTTCTCAGGGTGAACCTGAGCTCTTTCTCTAAGACGCCCCTTAAAGGACTCGTCTTTCTGAAAGTTCTCTCGAAGGCCATTATTCTCGTGCATCTCCACGGCGAAGTCAGTAGCTCTAGCAAGCCCTCCAAAGTGAGTCTTTAGCAACTCCACTTCAGAGCCGAGCTCATCCTTCACCTTACCTACCTGTGCGGAAAGTTCCTTAGAAACCATCTTGTGCAGTTGCTTAGCAGTGACCAAGTCCCAGTCTATATCCTCCACCTCATCACCACTAGAGGAAACCGCCTCATTGACGTTATCCTTGGTGGCGAGGTAGCGGAGGTAATCTGGGTTGGTAAGGGAGTCTTGCAACTCTTCACTCTTCTTCAGCACACCAGAAAGTTGAGAGTCCTTCTCTTCCAACTTCCCTTTGGTTTCTTGCAGAGCAGCTTCAAGATCTGCCAACTTCACGGCGACTTCATCTCCACCATCCTCGGTGGCTTTATCCTGACCCTCTTCGGGGGTCTCTGTAGTCCCTTCAGTTTTTATCTCAGCATCCATAATAGCTATCCTTCTACAGCTATGAGAGCTATGCTCTCTTTTTCTTGTATTCCCAATAACCCCTACGAAGGGCTTGTCTAGCAATTGTCATCTCTTTCGGCGTGACCGTTTCATCGCCAGTCTTAATAAACCGGCAAATAGGTGGACCGTTCTCAGAGATAACAACAGTAATCGTTGTCTGCTTCACGGCAGTAGCCGTACTAGAGGGGGAGTTCATCACTTACTAGTCCTCTCTTCTTACACTCCTCACTCAACTGTCCCCAGCTACTAATATGGGGAGCTTCCTTAGGATCTTGACACATGTTCTGGAAGTGACGTTCCTTGAAGATTCTCGCCTCTGGCACTTGCGGAGGCCGATTCGCCGTTACTCCACAGCACATAGGGTGATTTCTGTTCTTCAGCCGCTGTAATTCCTCCCATTCTCTATTACAAATAGGGCAGTGGTATTGGTAAATTGGCATCTTAGGGCATACCTCCCATCATCTGAGCACTCTGCTGAATAGCGCCTTGCCTAGCACTCTGATCTCCAGCTAGCTCTGTCTGCTGCTGGTTAAATTGCTGGAAACTCTCCGGCCCTCCCTGCCCAGGTTGCCCAGGCTGACCTGGCTGCCCACCACTCATAGCTGGTGGAAGCATCTCGGTTATGTTCGCCCAGGTATACTCACTCGCCAGGTTGCGAAAAAGGTAATCCATAGCCGGCCCTGCATTCGGCATCTTCGCCATTATCTGCAGAAGCTCAATAATCTCCCGCCTCTGCATCATCTTATTCGGCGGACCCATACTCTCTACATTTATAGAGAATTGATAGTCGGCTTTCAGCTCATCCGGCTTTAGTTCCACCCAGTGAATAGCAGCATCAAAGCCCACCATCTTCACAACTCTAGCTTCACTCCAGTAATTAAAGATCATATGAATTTCTTGCTCGACAATATCCTTTATCGCACCAGCTACCGCAGAGCGCCTATCTCCAAGCCTGGTGTTCATACTCTGGTCAAGCACCGCCGTCTTAGTAGCTGTCATCCTATCTTGCGTAGGAGTATCACCGCCCATTCCCTGCCTCGGCATCCCCAGCATCTCCCGCATATCCGCCATAATAAGATCCACCCAGGGAATCAAGTCTGGCGGGATATGTGACTCCAAGAAGGCAAAAGCATCCTTCGGGTCACCATCAACCCCTATCGCAGCCATTACATCCTCACTAAGCAGCTTATCTAACTCCTCGGGGCTAACTAAATTAGTATCATAAGCTATCTTGAGAAGGGCTATCCTCCTGTGGAACATCGCTTGCGTGCGAGTCTCATTAAGCTCCAGTTGCTGAGGCTCCATCATCTTCGCATCGCTAGAACCCCAATACCACTCAGGGTCCTCGTTGAAGGTAAAGTCGGCGAAAGGAAGCCTCCCATCCTCTTGCAAAGGATCATCAATAGGCTCAAGAATAACCGTCCCGCCTCCTGAACCCTCTTTATTATCAAAGGCAAGGCAGAACTTTTGCCTCCTCCGCCTATCCCTTATCTCATGAATCTCAACAAACTCATCTGGATTATCCCCCTTAGCCTCACTCATAGCCTTATGTCGGCTATTGCTGCCTAGCAGGCGCGTCTCGTGAGTCGCCGTGAGGTGTTTTGTATTCGAATACCTCTCATCCGCCTTCACATCATCTAGCCTCCTCAGCACAACATGGTCAATCCACTCCGCCTCATCGAGATCCTTTATCCCAAAGGGCACAATGATATTGTTAGGGGAGACTCTGGTGACCCAAGGCATTCCTGGCCGTACATTTGGATTATACTCAAGAATATCCCCTTCTCCACTCCCACCCTCGCCAGGTCCGCCGTAAAGGCTGTCAAAGCCTACTTTCATAATCCCTCTACTAGTAAGCCCACAGTCAAGAAGGCTCGTGCCAATACACTTCTTCAGCTTGATATCTTCGTGAAGACTATTCACAAGTTGCTCTAGCATCTTAGCGTAGAGGTAGGGTACAGCGCCGCGCTTAGGGGAGAAAGAAACCTGAGGATTCTTGTAATAGAGGTAAGAGATAAAGCTTCGAATGAAAGCATAAGTTGCGTTAAGGGGAAGTACCTTAGCCTGCGCGCCCTTTGAGGGAGTAAAACCCTGGAACTGGCCCCGGTAATACTGTGCGTACCGCTCCCAATCCTCGGAATTGCCGTAAGTTTTCTTAAACGTATTCCCCAGATGGATACGCTCATACCAATCTTTAGCTGTGCCGTTAAGTTTCGCCATTACCTAGTCCTTATCACTCGGAATCGTCTACCTGTATCAAGATCAACCAACTCCCAGATTCCTCGTGTTGTCGTATTCAAGGCGGTTGTAGTAGCTGTAGCGGTTGTAGTAG